AACCCAAACCGGGAGACAGCGAACACGTGAAGCGCATGAAAGCATCGGCTAAGGGATTCGCGGCAATGCATCATTAAGATTTTGAAGAATCCCGCGTCTAATTAACGCGGGTTAGCATGGCGGGTGCCAATACACTCGCCGTGCGACCTTATTGGAGGACACAATGATTTGCCCAGAATGTAGCATAGAGTTTGAACCACGCAGGTGGTCCGCCAAGTACTGTAGCCCAAAGTGTCAGCATGATCATGGGAGACCCAAAGGCGACCGCAAGAAGGCTATGGATAAAGCCTACCGTGACTCTCATAAAGAGGAGCACAAAGAGTATACAACGGAGTGGTATCAAGAGAACAAAGAAGTAGTTAAAGAGCGTGCGGTGGAATGGGCAAAGAATAATCCAGAACGTCACAGAGAGATTCGCATAGCCAGCCGAACCAAGCACAAAGAGGCTAGGAATGCCCACGCTAGACAATACCTTAAGACGAACCCGGTTGCACTAAGTAAGAAAAAGACTAGAACAGCCGAGTGGAAGCGTGAACATCCTGAAAACCAGCGCACAACCGAGAACAAAAGAAGGACTGCTAAGACTCAGGCAGGTGGTTTCTTTACTGCTGAGGAGTGGCATGTTCTTTGCGGAGCGTGCAATTTTAAATGCCTATGTTGTGAAGAGAAAAAACCTCTTGAGGCAGATCATGTAATCCCTGTTTCTAAGGGTGGCACGAGTTGGATAGAAAATATTCAGCCTTTGTGTAAGACGTGCAACTGCAGTAAAGGTGCAAAGACAATTGACTATAGGGATTCATTAGGAGACTAAATGGCAGAAGATGTAGTGCCACAAGATAAGGGAATAGGAAGCGATAAAACAGGTGGGCAAAATTCCCAATCTGAAGACCCGAATGATAGCCCTCTAGGAGTCTACGCAGGCTTCCCATATTCGCCCGAACCCTTCGCCCAATTGAGCGAGGAAGCCAGAGGCGCACTAATTCAGTTAGATAAAATTGCAACTCAGACAGATGTATACGCAAGACGCCTTGAAGTGGAACAAGCGTGGGAAGCTTTGCATAAACGTTCAATGTGCCTCTAAGCAGAAATGCTTAGATGAAAATCGAGAGAATTCAGGGAAACACCCTATGGGTCAATCCTGAGCCGAGCCCTGCAAAGGGAAGGTGCAACGACTATCCTGTAATGGGAGTAGGTCTCAAGTGAGACCGAAGCACTCGACATCCGAAAGGATGATGATATAGTCTGAACTGCATAGTAATATGCAGAGATTGATTGGCAACGAATCAGTCGAAACAAATTTGTTTGAGCGTGGATACCAACACTTGCTACGCGGTAAGCGTGGCGGATGGGTTTTGCCTAATCAAGGATCAGAGTGGGGAGCGTCTGGTCAGAAGACTAGCAGCACCACCTATGACACAAACGTGTACGGACCCAAAGGCGACATTATCGTTGCCGCGTTGTCACGAGAGGTTCCTAAGGTTGAGTTCTTCCCAGCAAACCCAGATTACGGTCCAGACCAAGTAGCGTCAGAGGAAGCCGATAGGTTCAAAGATATTTGGGCAAGAAACAATAACCTTCATGCACTCCTTGTGGATTGCTCTCGCATGTTCTGGAACGAAGGCCGAGTCCTTATGTGGACTCGCTACGAACTCAACGGACAGAAATATGGATTCGAAGGAGACGTTAAGGCACCTACTGTACCGGAAGACGAGCAAAATCCACCTGATGGCACGCCAACTGGGCAGACTGCTTTGGATGAAGTGCTGGGCCTTGAAACGTCTGAAGAGAAAACCTCAGGCGATGTAGAAGATTTACTAAACGCCGCAGGGTCAGAAAGTGAAGATAAAAAACCTTTAGGTCGGGAAGTCACAACCTGTCACGGAAAACTTGATCACAAGGTTCCGATTGCTATCGATGATTTTCACGACATGCCGTTCGTGCAACTTTCCCTTGACTTGGACGTATCCACAGCACGAGGAATGTTCCCATGGATTGCAGACAAGATTAACCCCGGTACCGATGGAATGTCGGAGACGCAACTTGACCGCATCGCACGTGAAAACGTGAGACAGGCGGTACTCGGTGCGTACGTCACTGGAGACTCGTTGGAACGGCACACCACTGTGAAGTTTACATGGTTCCGTCCCTCTATGTTTTTAGATCAAGGCGTAAGCGATGAAGCTAAAGCAGAGCTGCTGGAAGTGTTCCCCAACGGAGCACTACTTGCACGCGCAGGGGCAGAATTTGCATTTGCTAGAAACGAGAGCATGGATGATCACTTAGTGATCGGGCATCCTCTCCCCGGTAAAGGACAGAACAGACGTACACTAGGTTCCGCACTCATCTCCATTCAGAAGCGTATAAATGACTGGGTGGACTTGCTGGATGATTTCTTCAAACGAACCGTCCCCAAGAAGTGGATGAACGCTGAAGCTTTCGATATGGAAGCCGTAAAGAACGAGCCAAACGTCCCCGGTAGCATCGGGCCGTTCCAAGTTCAACCCGGACTGACAACGATGGATCAGTACGTATTTGTAGAGCCGACTCCGCAGCCACAACCTGCGCTGCCCGACTTCATCAAATGGTTCATTACGAACTTGTCGGAGGAAATATCAGGAGCACTACCTTCTTTGTTCGGTGCGGCTACGGGGGAACAAACTGTAGGCAACCCACAGATTCAAAGAGACCAAGCATTGCAACGCATCGGATGTCCATGGAATAACATTCAGGACATGTTTGCTGCGGCTGCAGAACAGGCTGTTCGTTGCGCAGCCGAATGTAGAGATGGCAAGGAAATCAAACAGAACATACCCGGACGTGGCAACTTAACGGTCAACACCGCAAACTTGCTCGCTGGTAAGGTTTTGTGTTATGCTGAATCGAACCCAGCATTTCCCGAATCTTGGCAGCAGAAAGAAGCCAAAATAGAGAACATGATTTCCATGAGTGCGTCTAATCCGTTATTGGCCCAGTGGTTCTTAGGTCCGTCAAACTTGGCGGAAGTAGCCAGCGGTTTGCGCATGAAGAAGTTCAAAGTAGTAGGTGCCACATCGGTCACCAAGCAGCGCAACGAATTTGAGTTGTTGTTGCGTAAAGGTCCGATGGACAATCCGCAGTTCTTGAACATGCAATCCGCTATGCAGAAAGCACAGGCGGGAGTACAGCAAGCGCAAGTGACGGGGCAACAAGTTCCGCCTGAAGCGCAAGCAATGATGGCTCAGGTACAGCAGGCAATACAGGCTACGCCTCCGCAAATCAGTACGATTCAAGTTGCACAAGACGAAAGCGAAAACCACATAGTCGAGGCGAACGAGTGCTTCGAGTGGATGAATGATACCGATGGTCAGAAGTTTAAGAGTGGAACACCCGAGCAGCAAGCAGGGTATGCAAACGTACACCTGCACTGGCAAGCACACGTTGCTATGGCAAAGAAGATCATGGCAGCTAATAAACCACCGGAGAAACCACCTAGTGAGAGCTTTTCGGCTGACGTTTCAAAGATGCCACCGGAAGTTGCTACGCAGATGCTCGCTAAGATGGGCATACAAAGTACCCCCGCTGTATTCCAACAGCAAGCGGACACTGCTCTTCAGCATAAGGTGGCTGGGAAAGCAATTCCCGAAGCCTTGAAGCAACCAAATGAACCAGCAAGACCGAACACACAACCAGCACCTGCACCCGGAGCAGAACAACCCCGTCAACTGAGGAGATAACATGGCTAAGACCCTGGTAGGTTTATTGCAACGCCATGGGGATACAGAGGCCAACGAAGCCAATGTGTTCAGGAGTAGACTTGATCCTCCTCTGAATAACGAGGGAATAAAGCAAGCCGAGGCTGCGGCAAAGAGTATTGCGAAGATGAAGGGGATGAAGATCAAGAAGATCGTATCATCCCCCATGCTTCGCGCTCTGCAAACCGCCGATATAATCAGTGAGGAATTGGGACTAAAAACAGTTCAAGATCGGGGTTTGATATCCTGGAATTTAGGATTCTTGACAGGCATGGACAAGGACAAGTACAAAGATGTTCTGGACTTGTACATTGACAACCCAAAGGTACCAGTACCAGATGGGGAATCCCTGGACGATTTGGAAACTCGCTTGGAAGAATTCATGGATGAAGAACTCAGAACAGAAGGCACTATCTACGTGACCCACAATTCCAACTGTGTGACCATCGAAAACCTTATCAGGGGCAATAAAGATGGAAGACCAGAAAGCGGTGAGAAAAGTGTGGAGCCTGGAGGTACCATTGGAATATACGTGGATGATAACGGGACTTACAGTACCGAAGTTCTGTTTGGAGTCGAAGACAAAGCAGCCTTCGTCTCCTAAGTATCCTGGATGGTGGGAAGATGCATCATTCTTCAGAGACTCAGAATAAACTCAGAAAAGGACTCAGAAAATGACATGGCCCGAAACCGTTTCATTTATATTTTTCATGCTGTTCATGATTGTAATGGCATTGAAAAGTTAAACATATACACAAAGTACTCAGAATCAAATCTCAGAATAAGAAGGACTCAAAATGGGCGCAGAAAGCCTAGTGGATTTCGCTTCGCTGGATACCGCAGCGAGCGCAGTAGAAACACCAGCAATTGACTCAGCAGTAGAAGCCCCAGTCGT